CTAGAACAACTTGCCCTGGTCGAAGTCAGGGTCGCGCATGGGCAGGCGCTTGAGGATCTGCCTGATGCGTTCCTCGGACAGCGAGAACGCCTTTGCCAGCTCGGGGATGGACCTCTTTTCCTCGATCCGTTGCCGGCAGATTTCACGGTCCCGCGGGGCCAGCTTGAACGCCAAGTCGAGGTTGATATAGATGCGGATGCCGGCGTACTCGACGCACAGCATATCGGCCACCGCGGCGCCGATCTGCTCGGCCACGGCGGGGTCGACGCCGTGGGCACGGGCGGTTCGCTCGGCGGCCTCTGCCACGTCGGTCAGGAACTCATTGCGAATGGCGTCCGTGGCGCTCACGGGTCAGCGCGGCTCCGGCTTGTAGCCCGTGCGGCTGCGCTCGGGGTGGCGGCGGATATCGTATTCCATGGCGGCGATGATCTTGCCGAGGGCCGCGGCGTCGCAGAACTCCAGCCGCTCGACCTTGGCGATGCGCCGGGCCAGGGCGTGGGCATACTCCCATTCGCGCCCCTGGTCCGCGAGCAGCGCCTCGACCTTGCGCATCCGGGCCTCGCGGTCCAGCGGGACGGCCTTGGGCTTGCCCTTCCAGGTGCGGGCCGGCTGGCCCAGCTTCAGGCGCAGCTCCGCGGCGATGGCGTCCAGCTGGGGCTGGGTGCAGTCGGCCGCGCTGCGCACCGCGGCGCCGCAGGTGGCGGAAACGCGCGCGACCAGGTCGCGGTACACGTCGTCGTCCAGGCCCAGCTTGCGGCGCATGGCCTGGACCGCCCGGATCGTTGCCAGGCGCTGGCTGCCCGCCGCACCGCCGCGGCCCTTCGTGGTGGGCTTAGCGGCCATGGAAGTCCTCCAGCAGCTGGAGGGCCGGCAAGATGAAGTTCTGATAGATCTGGCTCGCGTTCGAGCGGTCATAGCCGAACTCGTTGACGAAGGTCGAGAAGCTGGTGCCGCGGTTGTTGTCTTTCAGCCACGCCGCGTAGCAGGCGGCCACCAAGAGCGGGGTACTCCGATGGGGGCACCCGCGCGCGACGGCCAGTTCATCGGCCCAGCGACGCATGGAGCCGGCGAGCTTCACGTAGCCCGCCCGGTGGAAGGTTGCGGCCAACTGCAGCAGGCCCAGCGGCCCGGTTGGCAGGTCTTCGGAAACGGTAACGATGTCACCCATCGCTCAGCCCTCCGCTGTGGACAGTTTTAGGGCCTGTTCCAGCAGCAGGAACAGGCGCCGCAGTTCGCCGCTGATCAGCGCGAAGCGGGCGTCCAGCTCGGCGCGTCGGTCCTCCTCGTCGATGTGTTCCAGCTGGTCGGTGGCGCCGTCCAGGAACTTCAGCTTGCGCACGATCAGGTCATCGCCGAGGACGAAGGACAGGTTGTCCTCGAACACCAGCGCCAACCGGGTCACCTGCTTGCCGGCGTCCAGGTGCTTGTCGACCTCGTCGCAGCGCAGCTCCTGGTCGGTGCAATGCACCTTGGCGCCACCCTGCACCGGATCACGTAACTCGGCCTCTTCGCCGAGCGACAGGCCCTCGGGCAGCGGCTCGCCCGCGATCCACGCAGTCATGACCGCGCGCGGCGCGACCTCCGCGTTCAACGGAAGCGCCGGGAAGCTGCCGAGCAGCCCCCGGATATCGCTCATCACGTTCTCGCCGGTCCTGCGGCTGGACGTATCCACCGCGGCGAAGCCGTGCTGCAGGTCGAGGAACGCATCGGTGCGCGACCGCTTGACGAAGGCATGCACCAGCAGCTCGTGCAGCAGTTCGTCCTTCAGGCGTTTGCGCTCGCGGCCGCCGGGCTTCCGCCCCTGCTGCTGCTCGATCTGCTCGATCTTCGCGGCCAGTTTGTCGTTGACCACGGCGCCCGGCAGGATCTTCTCCTCGGCGCCGACGGTCAGCCACAGCGCGTCGCCGATCCGGTGCGAGAGCTGGTTCTTCTCCTCGCGCCCGAACGGGGAAATGAAGCCGCGCGAGCTGGTTTCCAGCTTGCCCACCGGCTGCAGCACGTCCAGCGGCAGCAGCTTGTCCACCTCGGAGAAGTTCACGGCGCGCGGGAAGCGGAAGAACAACAGGTTCCTCGGGAACATCAGCCGCGCCCTCCGTTGTCGGCGGTGCCGGCGAAGCGGCTATCCCGCAACGCCGCGATGCGGGTCCGGGCCATTTCCAGTGAGTCCATGGCGTCGAGCAGGTCGCCGCGCATGATGTCGTCGCGGGCCGTATCGATCCACTCCAGGACTTCGGCCACCTTCAGGGTTGCCGGTTTGTGTTTGCTGGCAGCGGAACTGATGGCCTTCTGCCAGGCCGGAACGTCGGCGCCGGCCTGGTCGACAAGACGCAGCAGCCGACCGTTCCCGGTGGGCATGATCTGGCCCCCGGCTTTCAGCACGTCGACCACCTGGGCGGTGCGGGTTAGAGGATGTGCCATCACAGTTCCTCCACTTCGTGGTCGGCGGCATAGAAGCTGGGAATTTCGTAGTCGCGGATGGTGATTCCGACGCTATCGCCCGGGTAGCACCAGCCCTCCTGCTCATGAAGCTGCCGCAGTGCACCGGCTTCGTTGTACCCGTCGATCAAATAGCGCCACAGGTCGCTGGCTGCGTAGCGGGCCACGGCCTGGTAGTCGTCGTCGTCGGAGGCGGCCAGCACGTCGTCCTTCGATGCCCAGAAGCGTGCCGTTTCGTGGGCGTAGTCCGGGGTCAGGATGCTGGTATCGATGTCCAGGGTGATGGACAGATCCATGCCGTTGTCGATCTTGAACGACCGGATTGCCTTGGATTCAGCCATTGCCGTTCTCCTTCTCGATGAACTGCACCAAGGCCGGGGCGTCCATATGCCGCCGCATCAGCCAGGGGAACGCGGCATCGCCGCGGGTGTCGATGTAGCGAAGGGCGCGCTGCACGATCTGCAGCGACTCGGGGCCGTTGCCCTCGGCCGGTGTGCCGGTGTCGATGAAGCGCTCGCCGTCCAGGTCCACCACGCGGCCATTGAGCTCGATATCGGCACGCACGGCATCGTCGGCGATGCGCTGAGCCAGGGCGTTGAGGGCATCGGCCTGCAGGAGCTTGACGACCTCGTCTGCCGACCCGCCACGAACCAGCAACGCGGGCACTCCAGTGCACCCGCCGCTCATGGCTGGACTTCCTCGATCTGGCTTTCGTGCGGGACGACGACGAAGTCCTCGCGCTGGCTGACCGTCACGCCGGGAATCGCCTTCGCCGTGTCGGGTTCGCGCAGAAGTGCTTCTTTGTCGACCTCCTGCTTGGTACGCAGGAAGCGATCCAAACCGCATTGCTTGAGGTAGCCCATGACCGCTTCCATGCCACGAATTGCGATGGACGGCGGACGAAGCCGCCATTTCACTTGGCCGGTAGCGAAGTCGTGGAACTTGACCTTTCCCTCCTGCGTGAGCTGCGCGCGGTTGGCCTCGCACCACAGGGACAGTCCCTTGGTCAACTCGCTGATGCGCTCGCCGTGCGGCTTGGCCTCGGCGTCGTGCCTGGCCTTGACCTCGGCCATGGTGTCGTTCATGACGGTTTCGATGCGCTGGCGTTCGCGCTGCAGGCGGCCCAGCTCGGCGATGGCGGCATTGACCTCATCGCGGTCACGGGGAACCCAATGCTCAACGGCGGGGGCTTTCACTCGGTTGGTGGCTTTCTTGGTCACGATGTAGCTCCTGTGGAGGTAGAGGCCGAACGGCGGGAGCCGTTCGGCGGAAGCTGTACGCCGAGCACCGACGGCACGCCTTCGATCTCGATGGGGCTGGCTGCTTGGAACCAATCACGGCGCCACTGCTCGGCAGCGCGGAGGGAAACGTCGAACAGCTCGGCGATCCGGTGGGTGGTGATCTCGTGCGCCGGCTTGTGCTGCGCCCACAGGGCGAAGCGCATCGCGCACAGGCGGTGGTTCGTGGGTCGGCCGGGGCCGCGCATTACTCGATCCCTCCGAACTCTTCGTTGAAGCGGCGGTCCAGGCTGCCGAGAATCCGACCGGCGATGCCCGGTGGCATCGGCGCGGCATCACAGGGGCTGCAGACGAGCGTGCCGTCAGGAACCGGCGTGGCGCAGTACGCGCACACCGGGCGCAGCGGCAGTGCCAGCTGGTGGTCGTGCGTGCCCTGGCGGCTGTCGTGGGCGTCACGCATCGGACACCTCCGCCAGATCCCGGACGACGATGTTCGGCTTCGGGTCGACCTCGACCAGGCGCAGCACCTGCACGACGTAGCGCGGCTCTTTGTCGCCGGACGTCTGCAAGGTGGCCGCGATCACCGCATCGTCCAGGCTCAGGGGTTCGCCGTTGCTCGGCTTCCCGAGCTGCTCCATCTTCACGACGCCGAAGTGCTTAGCCATGGGCCACCGCCTTGGTGCCGCGCACCGGGCGAACGACGGTCCATTCGAGCCGGCACCCTTCGTACAGCGCGGCGTGGATCATCACGATCCCGCCGCGGCCGTCCGGGTAGCGGCCGCGCTGGCCGAACTCGATGCCCGCCGGCAGCGTGCTGACGTACAGCAGTGGCAGCGCAGGGCCGGAGACCTTCGCCGAGTAGACGGTGATGCCCAGGGCGGCCAGCTTGCTGGCGGCGACGCGGGCCAGCGCCAGGCCATGGCACAACGGCATGTTGGAGACGTTGGTCGCCATGGGTCAGCCCTCCCCGTCGATGCCGGCCTGGATGGCGAGGTCGATCAACGCCTCCCAATCCAGCGTCCAGATGCGGCCGGTGCGGCCGGATGTGATTGCAGGCGTGCCGCCGATGCCCGTGGCGAGCGTGTAGGTGTCGCCCGTCTCTTCGGTGAGCACCCTGGCGTACTCGTGGTGGGCCACCAGTTCGGTGCCGACCGGGTGCAGCGTGCCGACGGGTGCCGGCGCCGCTGCCGGCTGCGGGCGGCGATGCTTCGGGTGGGCGCTGTGTTCGCGCCGGTTGCGCTTGATGCCTTCGCAGCGTTCGAGGGTCGGAGCAGCCATGTCAGATTTCCTCCATTTCGTCGTCGCGCAGGGCTTGAGCCAGCGCGTCGGCCTGGTCGGGGGTGAGGGAGTCCAGCAGCGAGTCGAGCGATTGCCCGAGGCGCCAGGGGATGCGGGCCTCGTCGAGCGCCCAGCCGTGTTCCGTCGTGAGGCGGTCCAGCGGCAGCCCCTGGTCTTCGAGCAGCGAGCGCAGGTAGGCGCGCTCGGAAGTCGGGATACGAGCGATCATCGCCATGTCAGCGCCCTCCCTTCTTCATGCGGAGCAGCCGTTCGAGTTCGGCCAGGCCGAGCGCGCAGCCGCGCACGACATTCTTGATGCGCAGTTCCAGGTCGTCGTCGGGGTTGTCCTCGTCGCGGCTGATGTCGTTCCACGCCGCGGCGCCGACGAGGTTCTGCAGCGGCTCGATGACCAGGCTCTCGCCGCCGTTGGCGGTGCAGACGTCCTGGTTCATCCACGACGGCAGCAGGTAGAACGCGGCCGCGGCTGCCAGCTCCTCGTTCGCATGGTCGTCGTCGTGGGCGCGGCTATAGCCCTTGTTGGCCTGGCGCAGGCGCTCTTCGGCCACCATGCCAACGGCCAGCAGGCCGATCTGATCCGGGCTCTTCTTCGATGCGGACATGGTCAGACCCCCCGGATCACGTCGGCGGTGACGATGGGCGCACCCAAGGCAGCCGCGCGGTTGATGGCAGCCGTCACCGCGTTCTGGACAGCCAGCGGGTACAGCAGCGAGCCCGTGCCGCGCGCCGGCACCAGCTTGGCGCGCAGGGCGTCGATGGCACCCCGGTCCATGACCTTCTCCAGCGGCACCTGGGCGCGCCGGAAGCGATGCTGCAGGTAGCCCTCCAGTTCGTTGTCCAGCGGCTGCAGGGTGATGATCTCGATGCGCTGCACGACCTCGCGCACTTCCGGGTTGTGCTCGGAGAGCTTCAGCGCCAGTTCCGGCTGCCCGATCAGGATCACCGACAGCAGCGGGCGCAAGCCGTCCTTCAGCTCGCGGAAGCGCTTGAGGTGCTTGAGGGTGGGCAGCGGCAGGCTGTGCGCTTCTTCGATGACCAGGACGTGGCTGTGGCCGGCGCGGGCGCTGTCGCGCAGGGCGCCGTGCAGCTGGTGGAAGCGCGCCTCGGGGCTGCTCTTCACTTTCGCCAGCGGTGCGACCGCGGTCATGATCGCTTCGGCGATGTGGTGGCTGCGCAGGGTCTTGCCGACGCTGTCGCTGCCCTCGCTCGCCAGCACGTAGGGCTGGATCACGATGACGGCCTGCTCCTCGCGCTGGATGCGGTCGAGCATTTCCTCGCGCAGCGTGGACTTGCCGGCACCGCTCTCGCCGATCACCGCGGCGAAACCGCCGTGGCGGGCGACCTGGTGCATGCTCTCGCGCACGTAGCGGATGTCCGGCGACAGGAACACGTCCTCGGCGCTGGCCGGGTCCGTGAAGGGGTTGCACGACAGGCCAAAGTGCTTTCGGGCCTGCGGCGTCAGGGCTTGGTATCGAAGTAACATGGACTCTTCCTCGTCGTTGATTTCGGTAGCGGTATCGGGGTCTTGCGGTGGGGAAACCGGGGCCGGCGTGTTGACGCACGTCGGCCCCTTCTCTTGCAGGTGCCAGTCGGCGGCGGGGGCGCCGTGCTGGACCAGGTACTGCGTGATGGCGCTGCGCACGGCGGCGTGGTCGCAGCCGGTCGGCAGGTGGCCGTGGTTGATCAGGCCATTGAGCGCGGGGCGACTGATGCCCACGGCGGCGGCGAGGCGGCCCTGCGGGATGCGGGCCGCGGACAGCACGGCTTTCAGCTGGAGCGTCATGCGGCACCGCCTTCGACGACGCGCAGGCCGCCGCGGATCGGCATTGCCAGGGCAGCCGCCCAGGCCTCGATCTCATCGACCGGCATGCCGTCCGGCCACTGCTGCGCCGTGCGCGCGTACATTTCGGGCGTCCAGGCCATGCCGGCGCGTTCGACCAGCGGTTTCAGGCGGCTGGCGGCCTCGACGTGGTTCAGCGGCGCGATCTCAGCGCGCGGGGCTACCGGTTCGATGCGCTGTGCCGCGATGACCTGCGGCACGTCGATGCTGGCGACCGTGCCCGAGCGCGGCAGGCTCGGCGCGACGTTCGCGTCGCGGATGTGCTTCATCGGGTCGATCTGGCCGCCGAACGGAATGCGCTTGGCCTTGCGGGCCGCCGCGACTTCGGCGTCGGTCTGCACCTGCATCGCCAGGCGGTCGATCTCCTTGCGCGCGGCATCGGCCGGGGTCTCGGGCAGGCTGCGGTACTGCTCGCCGACGTAGGCCGCGGTGTCCAGGAAGCCGAATTCGTTGAGTGTGCCGATCCGCGGCGCGAGGTAGTGGATCGGGGCGCTGTCCTGCTCGCCCGGCATCAGCACGCGCACGCTGCCCTGCGCGTCCAGGGCGTTGCCGATGACCGACACGCGCTGGTTGTTGACCAGCCCCGGAATGCCGCGCACGTCCCACACCTGGCCGTTGAAGCGGACCATGCCGTCGCGGACCCTGCACAGCTTCGGTGTCGTGTGGGCCAGCGTGCGCAGCACGTCAACCGAGGGCGCCAGCACCAGCTGGTCGGGAGTGATCCGCAGCCAGCCGTCGCGGCGGGTCATACCGGTGCGGGTGTGGATACGGGTAGCGTTGTAGGCACGCGCCCACTCTTGGGCCAGCGTGTTGATCTCTTCGAGGCTGGTGACCGGCACGCGCGTCTTGAGCATCGCTTCGAAGTGCCGCTCGATCAGATAGTTCGCGTTCTCGACCTGCCCCTTGGCGCGGGCGTTGCCCACTTCGTTGACGATCAGATCGATGCCACAGGCGGCGACGAAGTTGCGGGTTGTGGCTGCGGTCACCGCGCTGCCGGGGTCCATCATCAGCAGCTTCGGGATGCCGTGCATCGTTCCGATCTCGCGCCGCGTCATCGCGTGGATCAGCGCGGACAGCAGATTCGCGCTGCTCTCGGCGCCCAGCACGTAGAACACGTCGATGCAGCCGGAGGCATGGTCGGTGATGGCGTAGCGCCACAGCCGGCGGTCGGCGATCTTGGTGAAGTTGCCCGGCTTGCCGCGGTAGAACGCGCGCTTGTCCATCACCCGCGTGCCGTCGTCGGCCAAGTAGAACTGGCGGCTGACCGAAGCATCGATCTGCCACAGGTGGTTCGGATGCCGGGACGCCAGCCGCGCGGCCGGCGACGGCGCGGCCAGCTGGTCGGTGTGGAAGCCGTAGGCGCGGAGCGCGCGGCAGACCGCGCTGGTACTGAGCGGGCGCCACTCGCCCGTGGTCTTGTCGACGCGGGCGGCTTCGATGCGGCCATTCGCGCGCAGAATCTCGACGGCGTCCTCCACCGGCAGCGTGCCGGTGCCGGTCAGGCGGCGGGTCTCTTCGACCAGGGCAGCGATGGCCGCAGCTTCGTCGCGGGACAGCGACAGGTCGCCGGCATCGGAGCGGCGCTTGCGCGGCTTGATGCCGCTGGTGACCGCCGCGAGGCGGCGGTGTACGGTCTGGACCGAGCATCCCATCTGCTCGGCCAGCCGGGCAACGATGCCGCCCTTGCTGCCGTGCGGCGCCACCAGCAATTCGCTGGCGGCCGCCTGGATGAGTTCGGCCGACACGGTCAGGCCTCCTCGCCGTCGTTGACCAGCGGGATCGCAATCGGCAGGTCTTCGTCGTCGCGCACGATGCGCACGCCGTTGAGCAGCCGGCCGATCATGTCGCTGATGAAGATCGCGGCGTCGTTGTCCTGGCCGTTGTCCGAGGCATGTGCAGCCAGCGCCCGCACCGCCGCCCGCAGGCCGCTCTTCTCGCCGCCGAGCGCGGCAAGCACTGCCTGCTCGGCTTCGGTGACGCTCTGCTTCAGGATGACCAGCTGCTGGTCCGGATCGGCGGCCTTCCAGCGGCGCTGAGCCTTAACCGTCTTCTCATGTTCTTTGTTGAGGTCATCGCTCAACTTGTTGATGCGCTGATCCTTCGCTTCCAAGTCTGCACGGGCCTCGCGGACAGCGGCGCGCAGTTCGTCGCGGGTCATGCTGGCGACGTCGTCCAGTTCGAGCTCGCCGGTGCGCCCTTCCTCGGCCAATGCCTTGAACTGGTCCTCGGGGAGCCGGGACAGCTCGATCATCTTGCCAATCGTGGAGGCGGCCGCCTGCAAATCCCGAACGCGTTCGGGATTTGCCAGCCCTTGAACCTGCCGCGCCCACGCCATCATGTGCAGCGCGGAGTCGTCGCCGAGGTTCAGGCGCTTCAGCATCCCGGCCCACTCGCCGTGCACGCAGCAGGCCCGCGCCACCAGCAGCATGCGGCCGGCACGCAAGAAGGATTCGGCACTGCGCCCGATCTCGATCCGGATAGCCGCCTCGTAGTGGTCGGGATGCCACGGCAGGCCATCGCCGAACTGCTCCACCAGAGCCTGCTGGTGGTCATTCATTGCTACCAGTTCGCCGTGGCGTGCGGCCTCGGCGCTGGCGACTGCCTGGTCGCCGACGATCTCGGCGGCGGGAAGCGGCTTGGCGCCGCGCTTGGATTCGGGGCTCGGCTGTTCTGCTGCAGGCTTCTTAGCCATGGGTTCGTTCCTCGTCGGTTAGTGGGGGGTGCGGCTGTACCGCTGTTTGAATTCCTGCAGCGCCTGCTCTTCGCGCAGCACTTCGTGGGAATGCGCAATCGAGATCTGGACGACGCGGGCGGCCAACCGCCAGCGCTTCTCGTCAAGCGGCGTTTTCTCGACGAGGCCATCGCTTTCCATGCTCTGCAGGTTGCGCAGGGTTGTCGGCTCGGACTCGCCGATGCCTTCGGCAATCTGCTTCAGGCGCAGCCCGCGGTAGCTGTGGCCTGCCAGACCGAACAGCAGGCGGGCGAAAATGGATCGATCTGCCATGTCAGCCCTCCAGCCGCTTGAGGGCAATGCGCAGGTCGGCCAGATCGCTAGTGCCATCGACACAGCGCCGGGCTTCTTCGGCCAGGTTGTCGACGGCAGACGAAACCTGAGCGAGTGCATACGGCAGCGAACCTGCCGGTGCATCACGGTCGGCGCCAGCGAGCTCAAGGATGCGCGGGGCGTCTAGGGCGTTCATGCCATTTCCTTCAGGCCGGACGCCTGGATCACGCGCTGACGCATTGCCTGGCCGGCAGGGCCGTTCCAGGAGCCGATCAACGCATTACGGACGTTGGACGGGTGGATCTGGTTCTTGATGCACCACGCCTTCATCGACGTGCCCTGCAGAACGAAGGCAGCGCGAACGCGGCGGTGTAGGTCAAGGCTTGGAGCGGGGGCGCTCATTTGGCGTGTATCCTCTGAATCGTGTTCCCAAGGTGGGCGCAGGTGGTGGCCGCCTTGGTAGTCAATCTAATCAATAAATGTTGATTGAGTCAACAGGTGAAGATGCGTGCGTTCGACTCCCAACTGCTGCGGCTAAAGCAGGCCCTCGGCATGACCGATGACCAGGACGTCGCGCGCGTGCTTGGGATGACGAAGGCAGCGTTCAGTGCCCGCAAGACGCGCGGCGCATTCCCGGAAGACAAGCTCAAGGCGCTGGCGAGCGACAGGCCCGAACTCCGGCTCGACGTGAAGTACGTGCTGACCGGGGTAAGCGACGAGCTGGAGCGGCGCATGGCCGCGGTCGGGACGGCAACCCGAATAGCCGGCCGCGTTGAAGAAGGGGCCGCACGCTCCGAGGTGCAGCAGGCCGTCTTCGATGCGCTGGTGGGCACTCTGACGCCGGACGAGCAGCAGCTGGTGCACTACTTCCGCAATTCGGATGAGCGTGGGCGCGCGCTGATGCTCGCAACCGGCGCCACGGTAGCCACGCCCCGTGGGACGCCGGGCAGAAAGACCGTTAGGAAGAAGACATGATCCAGGAGGAGATCACGATGGTTAGCAAGACAATGTTGGCTGCGGTGCTGCTGTGCGCAATGGGGTCGGTGACCGCGAAGAACATCGCACTGCCGGACAACGTCACGCTGCGGCCTGGCAACATGAGTGGCGACTACATCGACGCGGTCACGCTATCGGTGCCCGGCGCTTCATTCTCCAAGCTCAAGCTCTGCTTGGCGCAGAACGTGAGCAATCCGGCGGTCTCTGTCACCGGGGGCACTGATGCGCCGCTCGCGTTTCGCTCCAACCAGCAGACGCAGACAACAACCGTCCAGGGCGGCGGGATCTTTAAGTACGAGGATGCGGCAGCGCAGACAGCAATCGTGATGGGCTCCATCGATGGCGGCCCGGCGATGATGAGCAGGGAGATCATCCGGTTCGAGCTGACTGCGGTTACCGCCGACGAGGGGACGGCACTGAAGTTCAACAACATCGCGCGTGCTACCGAGAACACTGGCGTCGTATCGAATGCTGGATTTCAGCCGGTCGGAGCTTGGCGCGGTGCGAAGCCGCTGGCTGTCATCGACGCGCTGAGCGCGCTGGGCGGACGGGTCGGCTCCTGCCTGCGCTGACCAGGCTGCACCCATGAAGAAGGCCGCCCTCGGGCGGCCTTCCTGCTTTCTGGACGCTCAGAACGATTCCGGCTGAGCGATGGCGCGGACGGCCCACATCATCCCGGTCTGCAGATCGGTCTTCGCGATAGCCAATGCGCGCTGGTCAATGCCAGGCAGTTCCTTCAGCTGCTCGAGCAGCAGGCCGATCTCGTTGCCCTTGGCCTTCAGGGCGTTGATGCCGTCGATCTCCCCCTGCGACAGGTCGCGGTAGCCCTTGATCTTCCGATGCTGGTTATCCATGGCGCCTCCTGATTGAGGGGCCACTCTCCCGCGCGCGCGCGAGGCGCGGCGGCAAAGTGCTTTGGCAGAGCGACGTGCCCGCGCGTCGGAAAGTTCACCCATCGGTTCGGTGCGTGTGGGGCGCACCTGCCGGCGGGCATGCCTTCCTCGTCATGCCCGCCGGCCTCTTCTTCCAGGAGACAGGCATGGGCACGCCGCGCGGCATCCGCAACAACAACCCAGGCAACATCGAGATCAACCGGGCCAACAAGTGGCAGGGAGTCATGCCACGCGAGCGCATGACCGAGGAGCAACGCGCCGAGAAGCGCTTCGTCGTCTTCGCATCGCCCGCGTGGGGCATCCGCGCCCTGGCGACCCTGCTGATCAACTACTTCGACCGGCATGGCCTGGACACGATCAACAAGATCGTGGACCGCTGGGCGCCGCCCGTCGAGAACGACACGAACGCATATGCGCGGGCGGTGGCGCGCGAAACCTGCATCAACGAAGCCGTGCAGGGCGCATGCGTCACCCCCAACGACTTCGTGAACCTGCACGAATACCGCCGCCTGCGGCCCATCGTCGAGGCAATCATCCGCCACGAGAACGGACAGCAGCCCTACTCGGCCGAGGTGATCGAGGAAGGGCTGCGCCTTGCCGGCGTGGTCAAGCCCGGCGCCGAGCCGCTGGTCGCTGTGCCGAAGGCCGTGCCGGTCGCGGCGGTGACTGCTGCGACCGCAACCGGTGCGGGCGCCATTGCCGAGCTGGCGCAGCAGTTCAGCGCGCCAGTCCAGCAGCTCACGCCGGCAATCGCCCAGGTCAACGCGGTGGCCGCGTCGACCAGCGCGCTGCCGGGCTGGCTGCGCGCCGGCATCGCTGTGGTCGTACTGATCGCTGCCGGCGCGAGCCTCTACACCTGGTGGAAGCTGCGGCGCGCGAAGCGGGCGGTGGCGTCATGACACCCCCGGCCGGGATCGCCGGCCAGATCGTCGGCATCCTCCTGGTGCTGGCATCGCTCGTTGGCGGTGGCGTGGTCATCGGTCGCCAGTCGAGGGATGGCGAGGTCAAACAGCTGACGGCTGAGCGCGATGCAACTTTGGTGCACGCCAATGCCCAGGCCGAAACCCTGGCAACGATCAAGGCAACGCTGCGCGAAGAGCGCCAGCGGAGGAACCGCATCGAGCAGGCGGCCCAGCAGGAGCTGGCCGCCCGCGCCGACCGCATCGCTCAGATGGAGGTTGCCGCAGAGCGGCGCCGCCGAACGCTTACCACCGAGGCATCCAAGCATGAAGACTGCAATGCGCTGCGTCGCATCCCTGTGTGTGCTGCTCTCTCTGACGGCCTGTATGGGCGCCCGCCCACCGCTGGTGCGCACTGAAATCGTCGAGGTGCCGGTCATCCAGTACGTGCGCATGCCGCCTGCGCTGACGGATCAGCTGCAGGGGCCGGCAGCCCCCACCTTCGCATGCACGGCCCCGACCGGTCAGTCGGTGGTCTGCGTACATGATGGGCTCATGCGCGAGGTCGAGTGGCAGGCAATCCTCGCCCGCGCAAATGAAGATCGTGCCACCACCGCCTTCCTGGGCACGGGAGCTGGCACTGCGCCAGATTTCCAACCCGGCATCAATCAGGGCCGGTTGGACCGCGGGCCGTCGCAACTTCTGCGTCACGCTTTCGGTAAGACAGCGGCAGGAGCCGGCAAGTGAAGGTCACGTTCGAACTGTGGCAACTGATCACCCTGACGATCATGGCGGCAGGCCTGTTCACCGGCTTGGGGAAGCTGTTGCTGGCGCAGTTCCAGCGAAGCTTGGAGGCACGTTTGACCTCGATTGCCGCGGATGCCAAGGGCTGGCACCAGGTCGAGCGAGACCTCATGCAGCTGAAGGTTGATCTACCGGAGCGGTACGTGAGGCGCGAGGACTATATCCGTGGCCAAACGGTGCTGGAAGCGAAGCTGGACAGGGTGTTCAGCGAATTGGAACTGGTGAAGATCCAGGGGGCAAAGCGTGAATCTTGATTTCGAGAAGACCCGGCGTGAAACCATCCGCTGGAACCTGCTGCGCGCGTTGGACTATGCGCGCCCGGAAGGCACTAACGAGCATGTGTTGCTCGGTGTGATCCAAGGCCTGTACCCGGACAGCACCCAGCGCGAGGTCCGGCGCGAACTTGACTATCTGGCAGACCGCCGGCTGGTCCAGGTCGCCGGGCAGCACACCGGCCAGTGGCATGCCGAGCTGGCACGCTACGGCGTGGACATCGTCGAATACACCGTGGCCTGCGAATCCGGCATCGCCCGTCCGCCCAAGGTGGCGTGATATGCCGCCGCCGAGCAAAATCGATCAGCTGCCGGAAGACGTGCGCAGCGAGCTCGATGCCCTGATCATCGACAACGGCTTCGGCGGCTACGTTGGCCTCTCCGATTGGCTGGCCGCGAAAGGCTTTGAGATCAGCAAGACCACGGTCGGGGCATACGGGCAGAAGCTGGAACGTCGGCTTGCCGCGGTGAGGGCCAGCACAGAGGCCGCGCGGCTGATTGCCGCCGCGGCACCGGACGACGCCGACGAGCGCAGCAACGCCAACATCAGCATCCTGCAGTCCGGGATCTTCGAGGCTCTCGTGGACATGCAGGAGGCCTCGGACGAGATCAGCCCGGCCAAGCGCGTCGAAATCCTGGGCAAGGCCGCCAAGAACATTGCCACGCTCAGCCGCGCCAGCGTCAACCGCCACAAGTGGGCCGTGGAGATCCGCGCCAAGATGGAAGCGGCAGCCGCCGACGTGCGCAAGCTGGCGGCCGGCGCCGGCGTGAGCGAGGAAACGCTGACCGCCATCGATGCGCGCCTGCAGGGCGTGGTGTGACATGGGCAACGCCCGCTGCATCCCGGCAGATATCAAAGCCACCTTCCTGCCGTCGCAGTCGAAGTGGATCAACGACCGCAGCCGCCTGAAGCTGGCCGAGAAGTCGCGCCAGATCGGCTGGACCTGGTGTTCGGCCTATGCATGCGTGCGCCGGACCTCGCTCAAGGGCGCCAAGCTGGACCAATGGGTGAGCAGCCGCGATGAGATGCAGGCGCGGCTGTTCATCGACGACTGCAAGCTGTGGGCCGACGTGCTCTCCTTGGGTGCGCGTGACTTCGGCGAACAGGTGCTGGACGGCAAACAGACCAGCTTCGATCTGAGTTTCGTCAACGGCCGCAGCATCCACAGCATGTCCTCCAATCCGGACGCCCAGGCCGGCAAGCGTGGCGGCCGCGTCCTGGACGAGTTCGCCCTGCACAAAGACCCACGCAAGCTCTGGGCCATTGCCTACCCCGGTATCACCTGGGGCGGCAGCCTGGAGGTGTTCAGCACCCACCGCGGCAGCCACAACTTCTTCAACCAGCTGATCCGCGAGGTGCGGGAGGGCGGGAACCCGAAGGGCATCAGCCTGCACCGGGTCACGCTGGAGGATGCCCTCAACGAGGGCCTGCTCTACAAGCTGCAGCAGAAGCTGCCCGAAGACGACGAACGCCAGGCGATGGACGAAGCGGCCTACTTCGACTTCGTCAAGGCGGGCTGCGTGGATGAGGAATCGTTCCAGCAGGAATACATGTGTGTGCCGGCCGACGACGACGTGGCCTTCCTGGAATACGACCTGATCGCCGCCTGCGAGTACGAGCAACTGGTCGACTGGCGCCAGCCCGAGGGCCGCGAGCTCTACCTGGGCGTGGACATCGGCCGAAAGAAAGACCTGACCGTGCTCTGGGTGGTGGAGCGGCTGGGCGACGTGCTCTACACGCGGCATGTCGAGTGCCTGGCCAACATGCCCAAGCCGCAGCAGGACGCGATTATCTGGCCGTGGATCGCCCGTTGCCGCCGCACCTGCATTGATGGCACCGGCCTGGGCATCGGCTGGGTGGACGATGCCCGCCGCCGCTTCGGCGAGTATCGCGTCGAAGGAGTGACATTCACCGCCAAGGTCAAAGAGGAGCTGGCGTACCCGCTGCGTGGTGCCATGCAGGACCGCAAGCTGCGGATTCCCTACGACCCGACAATCCGCAGTGACCTGCGCAGCGTCACAAAGCAGACCACCGCCGCCGGCAACATCCGCTTCACCGCCGAGCGCACCCCTGACGGCCACGCGGACCGCTTCTGGGCGCTGGCGTTGGCCGTGCATGCGGCAGCAGCGCCGGCGGCTCCCATCGAGTTCCAGTCCGCCGGCCGGCGTGCCTTCGCCGCTGCCGGCCCGGGCGACTTCGGTTTCGATGGCTTTGGCAACGTGGGCGGCGGCAACGACTTCGACGGATACCTGTGACCATGACCGAATTGATGACCAAGGCCCCGGAGTTGGGCCGCGAGATCGCTACCACCGCCGATGGTATCGACATCACCCGCGGCTATACCGGGCCGCTACTGACCCCGTTCGACAGCGTGCTGCGCAACCGCGGCGGCGACCTGTCGATCTACCAGCAGGTGCGCAGCGACGAGGAGGTCAAGGCGACCTTCGGGCAGCGCCAGTCCGCCGTGGTGAAGTGCGAATGGCGCGTTGATGCCGGCGGCGACCGTCTCAAGGACAGATATGCGGCGAAATGGCTGCAGCAGCAGCTGGTGAAGTGTCGCTGGGACAACGTCACCGAGAAGATGCTGTTCGGCGTGTTCTATGGCTACGCCGTGGCTGAGATTCTCTACGGCGTGGACGAAGGCAAGATCGGCATCAGCGCGGTCAAGGTCCGGGACCGCCGCCGCTTCCGATACGGCAAGGACGGCGACCTGCGCCTGCTCACCCAGGCCAGCATGTTCGAGGGCATCCCGTGCGAGCGCCCGTACTTCTGGGATTTCTGCACTGGCGCCGATCACGACGACGAACCCTATGGCCTTGGCCTGGCGCACTGGCTTTATTGGCCGGTGCTGTTCAAGCGCAACGGCATCAAGTTCTGGCTCACCTTCCTGGAGAAGTTCGGCATGCCCACCGGCGTGGGCAAGTACGACACGGATGCCTCCGCTGAAGAGCGCGGCAAGCTGCTGGCGGCCACGCGCGCCATCCATCGGGACAGCGGCATCATCATTCCCAAGGGCATGGAGCTGGACCTTCTGGAAGCGGCGCGCAGCGGCTCGGCGGATTACAAAACGCTGCATGACACGATGAACGCCGCCATCCAGAAGGCGACGCTCGGGCAGACCGCGACGACCCAAGGCACGCCGGGGAAGCTGGGCAATGAGGACCAGCAGGGCCAGGTGAAGGACGACATCGTGAAGGCTGACGCGGACCTGGTCTGCGAGAGCTTCAACGAACGCATCGTGCCGCAGCTGATGGCCTGGAACTTCCCTGACGCCGAGCTGCCGCGCGTCTGGCGCGTGACCGAGCAGGATGAAGACCTGAACTCTCGCGCTGAGCGCGACAACAAGGTCTATAGCTGGGGCTTCCGGCCAACGCTCGCTTATGTCCACGAGCAGTATGGCGGGCAGTGGACCGAGCGGGATGCAGCATCGAGCGAGGAGCCTGGTCAGGTGTCCACGCCCAGCGCCGTTGCCGGCGCCGAGTTCGCCGACGCCGGGCGCACGGTCGTGCAGCTGCTGCAGCGGCACGGTGCCAGCTTCGCGGAGGGCGTGGCCGACACCAGCCCCGTCGTGCCGTTGGCCGAGCAGCTGGACCGCAAGCTGCGCCCGGTCGGTAGCCGCTGGATCGAACAGATCCGCGCCCTGGTCATGAAGGCGGAATCGTTCGAGCAGCTGCAGGAGGAACTGCTGGCGCTCTCCACCGACATGGACCTGGACGAATACGCCCAGGTTCTCGCCGAGGCTTCCACCGCCGCTGCGCTCGCCGGCCGGGCCGACGTGCTGCAGACCCGCCAGCAGCGCCGGGCCTGATCATGGCTACGGGGGCATCCTACGGGCGCGTGCCGTTCCGACAGCAGATCGAGTTCTTCAGCCGCAAGGTCCGGCTTCCGACGAACGGCTGGGCAGACGTCTATGCCCATGAGCATGACTTCGGTTTCATGGTGGCGGGCGCCAACCGCGACGACATCCTTGCCGACTTCCAGACCGCGATCCGTCGGGCGATCGATGAGGGCCGGACGCTTGAGCAGTTCCGCCTCGACTTCGACAACATCGTCGCCAAGCATGGCTGGGACTACAACGGCGGGCGGAACTGGCGCAGCCGCGTCATCTATGAGACCAACATGCGGCAGAGCTACAACGCGGGCCGCTACGAACAGCAGATGAAGCTGGCTAAGGCCATGCCATACCTCCGCTACAAGCACAGCGACGCGGTCATGCATCCGCGCCCGGTGCACCAAGGCATGGACGGCAAGATCTGGCGTGCGGACGATCCGATCTGGAAAGTCATCTACCCGGCCAACGGCTGGGGCTGCCAGTGCTACACCGAATCGCTCAGCGAGCGCGATATGCGGCGCCTGGGCAAGAGCGGTCCCGACCCGACGCCTGAGTTGAACTGGCGCCAGGTCACCATCGGCCAGCGCAGTCCCGGCGGTCCCCGCACCGTCACCGTGCCCGATGGGATCGACCCAGGCTTTGAGTACGCGCCGGGGCGCGCGCGCCTGCTGTCCCAGGTGCCGCCGGCGAAGCCGAATCCGCCGGTGCCAGGTAGCGCCGGTGGCCCCGGCCTGCCGAACCTGCGGCCCGTCGACGACCTGCCTGCACCGCGCGCGATTCCCGCGAACCGCCTGCTATCGGAGGGCCTGGCCGACGCGGACTATGCGGCCGCGTTCCTGGCCGAGTTCAGCGCAACGCCCGAGATCCCCGCGATCTTCGCGGATGCCATCGGCGAGCGCCTGGTCATCGCCGATGAGTTGTTCCGCGATGCCGCGGGAAACTACAAGGCGGACAAGCGCGGCCGCGGCCGTTGGATGCGTGTCCTGGCCGACGCCCTGAAAGAGCCGGACGAGATCTGGGTGCGGCTGGAGTGGATGCACGCGCTGGAACGGCTGGTCCTCCGGCGCCGCTATGTGGCACGCTTCCTGGTCGAAGGCGAAGCCACCCCGACGCTGGCGGTGTTCGAGCGCGGATCGGACGGCTGGTGGGGCGTGACCACGTTCCAAGGGGAACCGGGCAGCGAGAACGACTGGCGCGTTGGAATTAGGCTGTATCGCCGTGGTCGCGGGCAATGAAAAACCAGCGCGCTGCCCCGCACTGGTTACCCCGGGACGTAGGATCGGTGGCCGTGGCAGCGGCGTCTCGCCCGATGGGTTGAGCGGAGGATACGCCTGATGACCGCCCGTGTCGAAATCACCCAGAACACCGCCAGTCCGGCGCTGAAGCGCCTGCTGGGCAAGCTGCGCGGGGATGACCAGGAGGTGGTGTTCGCCCAGATGGGCGAGTACTTGATGCGTAGCACCCGCGAGCGTGCCGCGCGCGAGGAAGGCCCGGATGGCGCGAAGTGGCGCGCGCTATCGCCGGCCTACGCCCGGCAGAAGGGAAAGAAGCGGCCAGGCGTGCCGATGGGTAAGTTCGACTTCCATATGCTCGGCGATCAGTTCGCTTATCAGGTGGACACCCAAGGTCTGCTGCTGGGAACCAATGCCCCATACGGCGCCCGGTTCCACTTTGGCGGTACCTCGCACCACGCCGCGCATTCGCGCAAGCTGGCCTTCGGCAAGGACCGCGCGAACGGCATGAAGACCTTTGCGCGCGCCGGCAGCAAGGATGTGGACCACGAGAAGTGGGCGACCGTGGAGGCCTACGATGTCACGCAGCCAGCACGGCCGTGGCTGGGCGTGTCCAAGGCCGACGAGGAAGAGCTGCAAGCCATCGTCATGGACCACATCGGCGAGGCATTCGAGGGCAATTGAACATGTGGCGATCTGAGGCGTCGTAGGGGGTGCTCCGGCGCATCCATGCGTCAGTGATGGTCGTTCGGTGTCTGACACCGCATTGGCGCGCTTCCAGCGCCAAATGCGGGCACCGGCTCCACCTCATCGCACAGATCACGCGCGCGCGAGGCAGCGAACCGGCAAAGTGCTTTGGCAGAGACGCGGCGAACCGCGGCAGAAACTGGCCCCATGAACCAGCCCGCCGCCAACCTCCATGTCTTCCGCGCCGGCACGCATATTGCGACCGACGGCAAGCAGTACACATTCAGCGAAGCCGACATCGCCGACCTGGTCTCCAGCTACGACCCGGCGCTGTCGCGTGCACCGCTCGTCGTTGGTCACCCGAAGATTGATGACCCCGCGTATGGCTGGGCTGCGGGCTTCAACCACGCCGGCGTCGACGTGTTCGCTACGCCCGAGGCGGTGGACCCGCAGTTCGCCGAAATGGTCAACGACCAGCGATTCAGCGCCATCAGCCTGTCGGTGTACCTGCCCGACACGCCGGGCAACCCGAAGCCGGGCCACTACTACCCGCGCCACATCGGCTTCCTCGGCGCGCAGCCGCCAGCCGTGAAGGGGCTGCAGCGCCCGCAGTTTGCCGAGGGCGACGGCGCCATCGAGTTCTCGATGCCGCTGTCGCGCCGCGTCAGCAGCATCGGCTACTACCTCAAGCGCCTGTTCCAGGGCCTGCGTGACCGGGCCATCGAGAGCGACGGCGCGGAGAAGGCCGAGCAGCAGATTCCGCAGTGGTGCATCGACGGCATCGCCGAGGCCACCGCCGACGACGACCAGGCCAGTGCCGCATTCGCGGAGGCCATCCACACCCCGGAGAGAACCATGTCCCAGACCCAAGGCGGCAATGCTGCCGACTTCGCCGAGCAGAAGCGTCAGCTCGATACCCGCAACGCCGAACTGGAACAGCGCGAACAGGCCCTGCGCGAGCGGGAAACCGCCGCCCGGCGCGAAGACGCGACCGACTTCGCCGAGCAACTGGTCCAGAGCGGCAAGGTGCTGCCGCGGCAACAGGCCAGCGTGGTCGAGCTGCTGCTGGCATTCCCCGCCGGTACCGTCCTCAACTTCGCCGAAGCCGACGGCCAGGCGGCGACCGATCACGATGCGGCCGCCCTGCTGCGCTCGTTCCTGGACGACCTGCCCAAGCGCGTCGATTTCGCGGAGAAGTCCGGCGGCCAGGACAACGGCACCACCCAGACCGCCGATTTCGCCGCGCCCGAGGGGACGACCGTGGATGCCCGGCGCATGGAGCTGCACAGCCAGGCCGTCGCCTACCAGCGCGCACACCCCGGCACCGACTACATGGCCGCCATCAAGGCAGTGGGCGGCTGACGCATTCGGCGGCACCCGTAGGTCGATATGCCGGGTAAGGCGCAGGACGCGCGGTGACCGGCCCGCCGAACCACCTTCGTTCAACTCGCGCCAGGAGCGCATGACCATGACCCAGAAGATTTCCCTGCTCACCCTGGCCGTCATCGCGGCAGCCGCGCTCGAAGCGGAGCGCGCTGTCACCGCGGACGGCAACTACGCCACCGCCGGCGGCAACGCCTTCGGCGTGACCAACACCAAAGGTGCCGCTGGCGAGCGAGTGCCCACCGATGTGGCCGGCACGACCATCGTCACTGCTGGTGCGGCCTTCGCCAAGAACGCGTACCTGCAGGTCGGCACCAACGGAAAGCTGATCGCCAAGGCCGCGGGCATCGCGGTGGCGCAGGCCCTGCAGGCCGCGACGGCCGACGGCGACCGCGTCGAGGTGCTCTGGATTCCGAACGCGCCCGCGCCGACGCCGTAACCAACGCCGGTGCGGCACCGCTGCCGCGCCCCATCCTTTTCTCAGAGAGAGCATCCATGACCCAGATGACCACCGGCCAGGCGCGCATCGTCGATCCCGTCCTGACCACCCATGCCATCGGCTACGTCAAGCCCGGCAATGTCGGCTCCATCCTGTTCCCGCGCGTCGAAGTCGCCATGCGCGCCGGCAAGGTGACGAAGTTCGGCAAGGAAGGCTTCCGCCGCTACAACACCAAGCGCGCACCGGGCGAGTCCACCAAGCGCGTCCAGTTCGGCTACCAGGACGGCAGCTACGCCATCGTCGACGCGGCGCTCGAGGCGGTCGTGCCGGATGAGATCGGGCAGGAGGCCGCGGCCGGTCCGCACATCGATGCCTCGCAGGATGCGGTCGATCTGACGCTCGACATCTTCGAGCTGGAGCACGAATGCGAGTGCGCGGATATTGCGCGCAATCCCGCCAACTACGACAACGACCACAAGGTCGCGCTGGTCGGCACGAATCGCTGGCGCGGCGCCGATGGCGATCCGACCGCGAACATCGAAGTCGGCAAGGAAGCCATTCGCGCCAAGATCGGCGTGCGCCCGAACGCGGCGCTCATCTCGGCCGCCGCCTGGTCGGCGCTGAAGGCCAACGCCAAGATCCGGGACTACCTGAAGCACCTGGGCAAGGAAACGCTCACCGTCGATATCCTGAAGGCGCTGTGGGAAATCCCCACCATCGCCATCGGCGAAGCCGTGGTTGCCGACGGCCCGGATGACGACTTGGGCGACGTCTGGGGCGACGACGTGATCCTGGCATTCGTTGCGCCGCCGAACGGCAGCAACCGCCGCAGCGCCGCCAAGCCGAGCTACGGCTACACCTACTCGCTGCGCGGCCAGCCCAACGTGCGCATGGCCTACCGCGACGAGAACCGGCAGTCGTGGATTCACCCGGTCAACAACAACCGCACGCCGCAGCTGACCGGCATGGTCGCGGGCTACCTGATCCAGAACGCGGGCGCCGACCCGGCGTAAGTACGCCCAGGGAGAGGTTCTGCGCGCACATCAGTGCCGCAGGGGGAACGCCCCTCGTGTAGGCGTGACAGCCGGAGAGCGACGGCCCATCTATCTACCGAGGAACCGTCATGGCCAAGGCCACGAAGACCGCGGCGCCCGCGCCCAAGAAGACCACCAGCCAGGCCAATGACAAGGCCGGCGCCGCGCAGCTGCAGGAGACCGACGGCGACCAGGCCGGCGACCAAGCCGGTGCCGCGCAGCTGCAGGAGACTGACGGCGACCAGGCTGGCGACCAGGCCGGCGCCGCGCAGCTGCAGGAGACCGGCGGAGACCAGGTCGGCGACCAGGCCGGTGCCGTGCAACTGCAGGAGACCGACAGAGACCAGGCCGGCGACCGGGCCGGTGCCGCGCAGCTGCAGGAGACCGACGGCGACCAGGCTGGCGACCAGGCCGGCGCCGCGCAGCTGCAGGAGACCGACGGCGACCAGGCTGGTGCCGTACAGCTGCAAGGAGCCGACGAAGCCCAGGTCGGTGAGCAGGCCGGCGTCGCACAGCAGCAGGAGGCTGGTGACGCCCCCACCAGTGACCCGAGCAATCCGCCGCCGCTGGCGTGCTACGAAGTGTTGGCCCCGTTCTGGTTCCGCGGCGGTGTGATCAAGCCGCCGGCGTGGGTCCGGATGGATGCCGCCGAGGCCTTCCAGTACCAGGAAGCCGGCGTGCTGGGCACCGAACCGGGCGACGCGTAAGGGCGCACGCATGTACTGCACTCCCACCCAACTGGCCGACGCCAAACTCGTCCGCGAACTGGCGCAGGCGGCGACCCCGGAGCGCATGATCATCCCCGCCGATGCGGTGATGGACATCGTGCTGCGCGGCCAAGACACCACCGGCCAAGACGCTGACCAGGTTGCCGCTGCCCAGGCGGCGCTCGTGGTGGTGCAGAACGCACTGGCGAACGCCGATGGCCTGATCGACGGCTACCTGCGCCTGCGCAAGCCGCGGCCGTACCCCGTACCGCTCAACCCGGTGCCAGAGATCGTGGAAGTCTGGGCACGCTGGATCGCCCGCTACCTGCTGCACAAGGATCGTTACGGTACCGAGGAGAAATCCGACCCGGTGGTGCGCGATTACCGCGAAGCCATCCGCCTGCTGGAACTGGTGCGTGACGGCAAGTTCAGCCTCGGGCTGGACGACCCATTGCCACCGTCCAGCGCAGGCATGCCGGATTTCTGCGGCCCCGCGCGCGTTTTCACCACCGACACCCTGAAGGATTTCGGCACGTGAGTGCACAGCCCTTCGACGTCGGCCCGATCATCGACCGCCTGCGCATCCGCGCAGTCAAGGCCGGCGCCCTGCGCCTGGTGGAAGGGCGTGGCGCATACGCGCAGATCGGCTCGCTTCGGGAGTTTCCCGCGCCCTGTGCCTATGTGCTGCTGGCGAAGGAAACGGCCATGACGGCCGAGCCCAGCACCAGCGTGCCCGGCGAGCAGCACGACATCGGGCAGATCATGCAGGTCGGCATCGGCATCGTCATGGCTTTCTCCAACCACCGCGGCCTGAATGGAGACGAGCTGCGCGATGAGCTCAATGCGCAGGTGGGTGCTGTCCGCGGCCACCTCCTGGGCTGGACCCCGGACGTCGCGGGCGGCCGGCAGATGCGCCTCATCGGTGGTGACCTCGAGGACTACGACACCAACGTCGTGCTGTGGGCCGACCGCTGGCAAACCCAACATTTCATCCAACCGGAGATCGCGCCATGAACGCGCCCAAGAAGGTCACGGTCACCGTGATCGCCGACAACCACACCCACGCAGGCCAGCCGGTCGCCAAGGGCGCCCAGGTCATCGTCGACGAAGCCACGGCCGCGTGGCTGGTTCGCAACCAGGTCGGCCGTCTCCATGACGCCGCGGTCGGCGCCGGCGCTGCTGCAGCCAAGGACAAGAAGGAGTCCGCGTAATGTCCACCGTCACCAAGTACTACTCGCTGCAGGGCCGCGTCAGCTTCTTCACCCGCCTGCCTGGCGGAAAGAAGGGCGCCGGCGTCTGGGCGCAGAACGTGCCCAAGTTCGACCTCTCCTTCGAAGTGGAAGAAGAAGCGACCAAGGAATCGCACTCCGGCCAGCGCCTGAAAGACCTCGTGTTCGAGATCGAGAAGGCGATGAAGACCGCGTTCACCCTCAACGGCTTCACCCTGGACAACCTGGCGCGCGGGCTGTGGGCCAGCCGCTACGCGGTCGCCAGCGGTACTGTCAGCGGCGAACCGTTGCCGGCCGACCTCGCCGTCGGTGACTACTTCGCCCTGGAGAAGCAGAACACCTCCGACTGGTCCCTGGTCGATTCCACCGTCGCGGCCGCCGTGCCGTTGGTGGAAGGGACGCACTACGCCATCGTGTCGGCCTTTGCCGGTCACGGCCAGCTGCTGGACGTGACCGGCCTGACCATGCCCATCCTGGCCAGCTACAGCAACGCGGCCAGTAACGCGCTGTCGCTGCTGTCCATGCGCCCGGATGATCACTGGCTGGTGTTCGACGGCATCGACACCATCAGCAAAGCGCGGGCGTACCTAGAGATCCCGCGGCACACGTCCAAGCCGACCGGCACCCTGCCGCTGATCAACAACGAGGGCAAAGGCTCGATGGACCTGGAAGGCGAGGCGCTCTACGACGGCACCGATCCCGATTTTCCGCTGGGCAAGTTCGTGCTGGGAGCGGCCTGACCCGTGGCCCGGAAGATCCCCAAGCCCGAACCCGCACCTGCCACTGCGCCCGACCAGGGCGCAGCGGCCAAGGGGGCGGTCACACAGCGCGACATCCTCCACCCCGAACGGAGCCGCCAGATCGGTGGGCGCCTGGTGGAAATGCGCGAGTACGGCTACATCGAAGGCATGCGCGTGCAGGCGGCCGGCGCGGTGTTCCTGGACGACCTGTTCGCGCTCTTCCCTCGCGCCGGCCTGCCGCCTACCGATGTCGCCATCAACGCGGTGGTCGCCCGGCACATCACGGTCGTGCACTGGATGATGGCCCAGGCCATGACCCCGTCGGATGACGACCTGCAGGCGTTCGGCGACGCCGTGCGGGAGAACACAAACTGGATCGGGCGCCTGGACTATGAGTCCGGCGAGGCCCTAAAGAACCTGTGGTGGGCGGCCAACGCCAGTTTTTTTTTCCGCCTGCTGAAGAACAAGGCGGAGGCGGCGGTGGCGGCCGAAAGCCTGTCAGCCTCGGTCGCGTCTACCACGCCCTGATCTCGGCCGGCTACGGCCGCACACCGCGCGAGATCGGCCGGCTGACCCGGAGGCAGATCAACCTGTTCTTCGACGAATGCCAGGCCGCTGAGCGCCGCGCCCGCCACCGCCGGTTGGTCGATAACAGCGCCGCCTTCGTGGGCGGCGAAGCAGTCAAGACGTTGGACAAGGCACTGAAAGAGGATTGATCGTGGATCGCACAATGGACCTCGCGCTGCGAATCCGCATGGACCTCGGCCAGGCAACGCAGGAGGTCACCCAGCTCGACAGTGCCGTGGACAAGCTCGGCGCGGCGGGGAAGCAGGCCTCCACGGGCTTGACCACGCTGGGCAACGCGACCGACAGGTCCACCGCCTCCCATCGTCAACATGCCGCTGCGGTGAAGACCGACGCGGCCGCGTTGACCGACATTGAACGCAAGGCCGCGCGCGCCGGCATTTCAGTCGGCCAGTACGGCATGGCAATGCGCATGCTGCCGGCGCAGATGACAGATATCAGCGTCGGCCTGGCGACCGGGCAGTCACCGTTCATGGTGCTGATGCAGCAAGGCGGCCAGCTCAAAGACAGCTTCGGCGGTATCGTGCCGGCGGCACGCGCGGTGGGCGGCTCCATCATGGGCCTGGTCAATCCGTACACCGTCGCGGCTGCGGCGGTCGCCGGGCTGGGGCTGGCATGGGCCAAACAGCAGGCGGAGCTGAGCGCCTACAACCAGGCGCTGATCCTGACCGGTGGCTATGCCGGCAGGACCGTCGAGCAGCTGCAGGCCATGGCGGGCGCGATGGAAGGTGTCGGGCACGGGACCGCCACCGAGGCACTGACCGAGGTGGCGGCTTCTGGCAGGTTCGCAGGCGAAGCCTTTGACCAGGTCAGCGCCGCATCGGCGCGCATGAAGGAGATCGTCGGCCGCGAGGTCAGCGACACCATCACGGCGTTCCAGGCGATCCAGGACGACCCGGTGAAGGCGCTGCTGAAGCTCAACGCCACCGAGCATTTCCTGACCCAAGCACAGCTAGACCGGGTACAGGCCCTGATTGCAGAAGGTCAGGAACAGCAGGCCGTGACCGAGGCCACCCGCATCTATAGCGACCACCTACTTGATGTCGCCGACCGAGCTGAGGCCGTGCGCACGCCCATCGAACGGCTGTGGGGCGATGTCAAGAAGTGGACCAGCGACGCGACGGCTGAGGTCGCCAGCTTCGCCAACTGGCTGGCGCTGATAGGAGAAGAAGCCAACAAGGCACCCAAGTGGCGCATGCTCGCTCCTGGCTGGAATGCATACACGTTGTGGCAGGCATCGGACGCGGTCGCAATGCAGGCCCAGCAGGGGCCGCAAGCTGGCTCCGGCCGCACATCCCCGGTGGATAGCAAAACCGCTCAGGCCGCCATCGACGAGCAAAAGAAGCGCGACAGGGAGCGGGAGGCATTCCTCAACGCCGAAACGCGCTATCTGAGCGACACGGCGAAGAAGAAGCGCGAGATCGCCGAGATCAATGACCTGGTGACGCGCAGCGTCATCAACCAGGAAGAGGCCACCAAACGCGTCGCGCAGATCGAGGCGGACTATGCCGAACGTGCGAAGCGTGCCGGCGGCCAGAAGAAATCCGACGCTCAGCGTGCCGAGGAGGACGCAAAGCGCCAGCTGGAGAACCTGCAGAAGGAAGCCGCGATGCTCGGCGCACTGGAGGACGGCCAGAAGCACGTCAGCCGTGAAGCCACAATCCGCTATGAAATCGAGAAGGGCGGATACCGCGCGGCCTCTGCCGCAGCGAAGGCCGCGTTGCTCGATGCCGCTCGGCTCGTCGACAAGCGCCATGCCGAGCGCGCGGCCGAGGAAGAAAAGCGCCGAGAGTTCGAGAAGACCGAGCGCGCCTATGACCAACTGCGTGCCACGCTCCGTACCCCGACCGAAGTGGCGGTGGAAACCACCATCGAGCGCATCAAGACGCTCAACGATGCCATCAAACAGGGATCGGTGGAGGCGACGAACTACGGCGCCCAGCTGGACAAGATCGTCAATGCGGCCTTCAGCGCGCCGCCCACGTTCCCCGGCCTGTCGCCGGAGATCGGCGGCGTTGACTCCGAGCAGTACCGCCTGCAGCAGCAGAAGGATGCCCTGGAGACCTGGTACACCGACCAGCTGAGCCGGCTGGTAGAGTTCCGGAAACAGCGCGCTGATCTGAACGCGCAGTGGGATGCCCAAGAGCTGCAGCTGCGGGAACAACATGCGCGCGCGCTCGCCACGCTGAATCAAGCTCAGAACCAGCTGATGCTGCAGCAAAGCGCCGATGCCTTCGGTTCGATGGCCCAGGTCGCAAAGGCCTATGGCGGCGAGCAGTCGCGCACCTACCGTGCACTATTTGCCATCAGCAAGGGCTTCGCTGTCGCCCAGGCAGCGGTGGCGCTGGCGCAGAACGTGGCCGAAGCCTCGAAGGCCGGCTTCCCCCAGAACATCGGCTTCATCGCCGGCGCCCTTGCGCAGGGTGCGACGATTGCGTCGCTGCTATCGGCCGCTCAGTACGCCACCGGCGGCCGCATCACCGGCCCCGGCACCGGAACCAGCGACGACGTGCCGCTCTGGGGTTCGGCGGGTGAGTTTATGGTGCGCTACGCCGCCGCCAGCCAGCCCGGCGCCTACGCATTCCTCGAGGACTTCAACCAGCGCGGCATGGCCGCCTTGGAAGACTGGCGCGGTTACGCCGCCGGCGGCGAGATCACCGCCGCCCCGGAACCTCGTGGCAGGGTGGCGGACGGCGGTGGCAGCCGCGCGGCGTCGGTCAGCAACAGCATGCGGCTCTACAACCTGTTCGACATGGACCAGCTGGCGCAGGCGCTGGCGAACCATCCGTCGATGGAGAAGGCCGTTGTCACCTATGCCGGCCAGAACGGGCGGGCGATCCAGGCGAAGTGGTGAGTATGGTGTTCGCTGCCACGATGCCCCCCATTTGGCCGATCCGACCGGATTGGGCCTACGGTGTCCAGGAATCACTGGCCTGGCGCACCGAGGTGCTGCGCGCCGGTGCCACGGCTATGACCAACCATCGAAGCCTGCGCCTGACCCCGCGTCGATCGTTCGCTTTCCGGGTGCTGGCCGGCGCACAGGCAAAGCGAGTGGCAGCGATGCTGCTCGACGGAAACGCCGGCCCTTGGCTGCTGCCGATCTGGACGGACATCGAGCGGCTACCCAGCCCGGTGCCGGCTGGCGCGCTGCAGCTCCCCTGTGATACGGCCGGGTGCGATTTCGTCGCCGGCGGCCGCGCACTGCTCTATACCGACGCCACCCACTGGGCCGTCCTGGATATCGACCAGGTGATGCCGGACCACCTGCAGCTGGCGGCGGCGACACCGGCACCTGCCGCGGCTGCCGGCACTCGCCTGTACCCGCTCCGCCGCGCCCTGCTGAACGCGAGCGCGGAAGAGACCCATCGCAGCGACAATGTCAGCCGCCGAGCCATGGCTTTCGACATCGCCGAAGCCTGCGATTGGCCGGGCCTGGCTGCGCCCGAAATGTATCGCGGGCACCCCGTGCTAACGGTGCGGCCGGACGAGAGCTCGGACCCCGTCAGTGCACATGAGCGGCAGGTCGCTGTGGTCGACTACGGCACCGCGCTGCCCTTCGCTCACGACCTGTCCGGTATCAGCCTGCGTACCCAGCGCAGCTACTGGAAGCTGGCTGGTCGGCCCCGGCACACCTGGTTCCGCTCGCTGGCCTACACCCTGGCCGGCCGCGGCACGCCGATGTGGGTGCCGAGCTGGGCCGCGGACCTGCGGCCCGTTGGCGCCGCAGCCGCAACCGGGACGAGCCTGACGGTCGAATGGGCCGGCTACGCGCTCTATGGCCTCGGCCGCCCGAACCGCGCCGACCTCCGCATCGAGCTGCGGGACGGCACCGTGCTGTGTCGGCGGATCGTCGCTGCCTCGGCCGCAAGCAGTACCGAGACGCTGGTGCTCGACCAGCCCATCGCCGGCGGTGCAGTTGCCGCGGCGCAGATCCGCATGATCTCCTTCCTGGCGTTGTGCACCCTCGGCAGCGACGAGGTCGAGATCGACCACCTTGCCGACGCGCGCGGCGTCGCCAAGGCCACCCTCAGCTGGCAGGCGGTGGTGCCCGATGGCCCGTAAACGTTACGGCGCCAAGCCGGTCCACCTGTTCGTTTTCACCCGGCAGCACCTGGTCTGGCGCTACTGCACGGCCGACCGCGACTTGGTCGTCGACGGGAAAACCTACCTCTCCGCGCAGATCGGCCGCAGCGAGATCAAGCAGACCGTCGAGCGGGCGAAAGACAAGATCACGATCACGTTTGCCTACCTGCTCGATCCGGCCGCGCCCGAGTACCCGGTCACCCAGCCGCTCGGCGACAACTGGTTCCCGCACGTGCCGCAGGACGTCGTCGCCGTCACGTGCCTGGCCTACGACGCCGGCAGTGACGACCCGCCGGCGGTCGAGTGGATCGGCGAAGTCACCCAGCCGAAGTTCAGCGACACCGAGCTCGAGCTCACGTGCGAGCCGGACAACGGCTACAGCCGTGCGCGGAACCAAGGGCCGCGCTGGCAGCGCAACTGCTGGAAGACCCCGTACTCGACCGGGCCGCGCGGCTGCAACCTGACGGGCGGCGCGAGCACGGTCACCGGTACGATCACGCGCATCGAAGCCGTCAACGGCGACACGCCGCCGCAGGCCCACGTGCTCGTGCCCAGCCTCGGCAGCAATATCCAGGTGCTCGCAGGCAAGACGGCCACCTGGGCGGGCGGCACGTCGTCGTCGCTGATCGCGGCTGCGTACTTCGCCTACACGCGGCGCCGCGTCACCAATCCGCCGATGATCGACGAGACCACCTTCAGCTGGGACGACATCGGTAACAACCACGACCGCGCGGAGCGGATCGGTCCGATCACCATCTACTACACGTACACTCGCCACCCGGCGCTGATCCTTGCCGACGCGACCGGGCTGGCCGTCGGGTCGACGATCTCCATCGACATTCCGGCGCTCGCCACGACCGGCACGGTCACGGCTGTAAACGGATCGGAGCTGACCGTGCCCGAGCTGGCTGGCTCCGCGTTCGGCCTGGCCGGTGGCTTCATCACCTTCGTCGGGCCTGGCGGCCTGACCATGCGCCGTGACATCGCCAGCCACGTCCAGGGCGCGGGCAAGATCACGCTGACGCCCGGCGGCCAGCCTGTGCCGGTGGGCACCGTCGTTTCGGCGTTGCCGACGTGCGCGCGGACCTGGGCAGCCTGCAGCGCCTTCGGCAACACCATCAACTACGGCGGCAGCGTCTACAAGCCGGTCAAGAACCCCATGGAAGGAGTGTCGATGTCATGGGGCTGATCCTGCGCGCACGGCGCACCTATGGCATCTGGCGCTGGCGGGCGCGGTACTGGTGGCTGGACACGCCTGCAGGCCGGCATGCCCAGCTGTGGGCGTTCGCGCTGTCGGTGCTCGCCACCGTCCTGCAGCTGGTTCGCATCGCGGTTGCCGCGGTAGTACCACCGCCGCCGGGCACGCCGCGCCAGGCCGTCTACTGGTGGGTCGTGCAGCTGATCATCCTGGTCGTGTCTGCCGCGATCTCCTATGCGATGCGGCCCAAGACCGAGAAGCCAAAGCCTGCGGCCGGCGAAGCCCCGACCGTCGAGGACGGCCAGGCCGTGAAGCACCACTTCGGCACCGTGTGGATCGAGGACGAATTCATCCTGGCATGGAAGGTCACCGGCACCGTGCCCATCAAGAGCAAGGGCGGCAAGAAATGACCGACGACCTGATCGTCACAACGAGGCACCTCTTCACGATCCGCGGCTATAACCGCCGCGCGGGCTTCTGCCGTGACAAGTCGAAGGCGTTCTTTCGCCGGCACGGGCTCGACTGGCGCGCCTTCGTGCGCGACGGCATCCCGGCATCGCAGTTGGAGGCAACCGGCGACGGCCTGGCGCTGGCGCTCGTCGCATGGGCCAAGGAATGCGAGGCCGGCAATGGGCGGTAAGAGCGGCGGCACCACGGTCGGCTACTGGTACGAGATCGCGATTCACTTTGGGTTGGGTATCGGACCGTTCGACGAGTACTTGGAATTTCGCGGCGGTGACAAGACCGCATGGTCCGGATCGGCAACGCATAGCCAATCCATCCAGATAAACGCACCGAACCTATGGGGCGGCGAGAAAGACCAGGGCGGCATCGTCGGCACGCTCGACCTGATGTTCGGTGAAGCCGACCAGCAGCCCAGTGCCCGCCTTGCGGCGATCTTCGGGCCGCAGCAGTCGGCGTGGCGTGGCCTGGCCACGGCGGCGTTTGCAGGCAAGTACGGCGCGATGAATCCCTACCCGCAGAAAGCCAGCCACAAGATCCGAAAAGACAAGGCTGGCTGGGATGGCGAGTGCTGGTACCCGGAGAGGGCCGAGATCAATGTGAGTGGGGCCGGGTTAGGGTATGAAGATGGCGGCCAGAAATATAGGGTCGAGCCAGCAGGAAGCTCTGCCGATTACTCGGCCATTGACTATGACGATAGCGAATGGAACGTAGGTCAAGGTGCCTTTGGTAACGCGGTTTATGGCGCTGATGCACCGGCAATTAATACCTACATTCCCTATGCCAATGGGAGTGCAATTTGGGTGCGCAATCGGTTTGCGAGCTCGAATTCTGACATTGATGTAGAGGTTAGACATGACGATATCGCTAAGTTCTGGTGGAACGGCACCGAGATCCCTCTGACGTTCGTATTTGGTGATGCCTTCAATACATCAAAGTCAGTGGCGACGATTCCCGCCGCGATGGTTGGCCCTTCGAATGTTGCGGCGCTAAAGGTACTCGACACCGCTCCAGGCGCCATCTGTGCGGGGTTGCGTCTGACCTCGAAGTCATCTCCGCTGATCGGCATGAACCCGGCCCATGTCCTGTATTACGCGAGGACCCATTCCGGAGTCGGTCGGGTTCCTGTGGCGCGGATGAATGACGCAAGCTACCGGGCCGCAGCCGACAAGCTACATGCCGAAGGTTTTGGCATCTGCACTTCGTATGACCCATCGTCAGAAAGCCTTGACGAGTTCGAGCAGCGCATCTGTAAGCTGATTGGCGGCAGTGTCAGCCGCAGCCTGATCGACGGGCAGTATTACCTCGACTTGGCACGCGGCGACTACGTGCTCGACGAGCTGCCGATCATCACCGATGACGACATTCTGGACATCAAGCTCCAGCCCTCGGTCCCCAATGGGGCGATAAACAGCGTCGCGGTCAAGTACTTCGACCCGCAGCGCAAGGAGTCGATCACCACGCCGCCCGTACAAGCGTTGTCGCTGATCGATGCGTTTGGGGTGATCTCACAGATCAATGAATACCCGGAGATTCCTACCGGACTACTTGCCCTGCGCGTTGCAGAGCGGGATGTGCGCGCTTCGACCGCGCCGACGCGGACCATGGAGCTGACGTTGATTCCCGATGCGGTCAAAGGGATTCGGCCGAACCAGTATTTCCGCCTGCAGTCCGTGAAGCGGCGCATCGCCGACATGGTCTGTCTCCTGGGCGACCGGCAGGCCGGGACGTTGAGGAGCGGCGCGGTCCGGATCACGGCAACCGAGGACATCTACAGCCTGCCGGCGACGTCCTTCTCCGAGATCGAACCGGGCGTAGATACACGCCCCGACCCGACGCCAAATCCGATCACGCTGCAGACCGCGTTCGAGGCACCCTACATCGAGCTGGTGCAGCGGCTGGACCGAGCGAACCTCGACGTGCTTCCGGCAGACGCCGGCTACCTGCTTGCGGTCGCCAGCCAGCCGCCGGGAGGGCGGTCATACAGCCTGGCCGTGGCTACGGCTAGCGGTGAGTTTGAGACCAGCGCGACCGGCGACTGGTGCCCGTTTGCTACCGTTGCCGGCGATGCCATGATCGTCTACAGCCGCGACGCAACGTCCATCCCGATCAGCGCGATCCAGCGGGGTGAGCAGCTCGTCATCGGCGCGGCCGCGCTGTGGGATTCGGAGATCGTCCGCATCGACGCCATCGACATCGTGGCCGGCGCGGTCGTGCTCGGCCGCGGCTGTGCCGATACCGTCGCTGCAGAGCATGCCGGCGGGTCGTTGCTCTGGCTCTACGACGCCGCGGCCGTATCCGACCTTGTCGAGTACACGGATGGCGAGGTCATCGACGTCAAGCTGCTGACGAACACGGGCTCGGCTCAGCTTGCGCCGAGCGCGGCCGCGGCTATGACGGTCGAGTTCGCCAGACGCCAGGCACGGCCGTACCCGCCCGCGGCGCCGCGGCTCAACAGCGAAGCGTGGCCGGCGGAGGCATTCGAGACCGCAAACGTTTCATGGCTGCACCGCGACCGTGTCGCCCAGGCCGACCAACTGGTCGATCAGCAAATTGCGAGCATTGGGCCAGAGCCGGGCACGACGTACACCGTGCGATGGTTCCTCAATGGCGCTCTGGTCAATACGGCGTCCGGTGTCTCCGGTACGAGCGTCAACTATGTTCCGCCGGCCGACGGTGCATTGCGTGTTGAGATCGAGGCGCAGCGCGACGGCTTGGTCAGCTGGCAGATCCAGGTGATCGAATGCGACTTCCGGATCAGCCACTACGACAGATATGTGGATCAGGACGGAAACGCCTACGTCGACCAGGACGGCAATAACTACATCGGGTGAACAGATATGGCAGATAGACGATTTGGCGGCACTGAACTCAATTCGCTTGTGGGCACGGAAGTCGTGCCGGCGCGCGCCGTTGACGGCGGAACCGACCCTGGTAGCAACCCGGTCGCGCCCAATTCCGATGTTGGCATCCCGGTCAGGCAACTGCTTGGGATGAAAGTGCACACCGTTTCCGTTTCTGGTGGCACTGCCACGGTCGACTGTGGTTTTGGGCTGCATCGTCACCACACGCTCGAGTTGGGTGGAAACGTCGCACTTGCGCTATCCAACGCGGCGCCGGCTGGCTATGTAACCGAGGGTGAGGTTCGTATCGTGCAAGACGCAGCGGGTAGCCACGAACTGGCGTTGCCCGCGGGCTGGGTCCCACTGCGTGGAAGCCGTACCGGCGTGGTCGCAACGGCCGGGGCAATGACGATTCTCTCGTTCAAGGCCTTCGGGACATCCGTGGTCGAGTACATCCTGCAGGGGCGTGCGTGATGTTGCGCCGTTTGATGATGTCCGGCGGCGCATCAGACGCAGGACAGCCCAATTGGGCAAATGTTGGTTCGTTGCTTCACTTCGAGGGCCCCAACGGCAGTACGGCGTTCTCTGATGAGAAAGCGCTGGTTTGGGCCAGCGGGGGCGGTGCAAGCATCAGCACTGATCGCTCATTGTTCGGAAGCGCTTCGTATCGGGGTACTGGCGCGGCGAACAGCTACATCGAGACGCCGACCGGGTCGATTTTTGATTTCCGGGGTGACTTCACTCTTGACGCTTCGGTGTACATCGACTCAGACGCCGCCGCAGGGCCGGAGATACTGTCAGTCGATGGGATGACCAGTGCTCATGCTGGGCATGGGCTTGGTATCACCGGATCAAACCTACCCTATATAACGTATGCCGCGGCATCAGATCCGCGACAGCAGGTTGCAGCAATTGGCCCGGCCGCATTGCCAAAGGGGCAGTGGATTCGGCTGCGCGGCGAGCGTTTTGGCAGCATCCTGAGCATGTACGTCAATGGAATTCGAGTCGCGCAGATCACGTCAAGTACTACGCCGGCTGCACCCGCTGGCCGGAAGGCCCGCATTGGCGCCTACTACAACGGCACTGAGGCGTTGAAGGGCAATATTGACGAGTTTCGCTGGGCACGTGAGGCGGTAGTCAAGGGGGCTGCAACGTACACACTCGACGCCGGTGCATTTCCGGACAGCTAGGTACTAGAAAACAGGGCGACGGCTCGACACCGGCAAGTGCCGGGCCGCCGCATCAACGCACGCGATCTCACCGCGTGGAATCAGCCGAGGCCCTGTTGCTCCCGAGAGCGCGGCCAGTCTCGGCGATAGCCATCGCAAGAGGTGAGACATGCAAGGCAAGACCGCAGCAGCCCCGGCAAGGGCAGCCAAGACCCCCGGCCGCAACGGCTTCAAGTACAAGCAGCAGTTCGGCATCGTCGTGGTGTGCGACGACGAGGCCGCTCAGGCCAAAGCCTACGCCCAGCTGCAGCGCGCGGGCTTCAAGCGCCTGAAGGTGGTGACCGTATGAAGATCGAGGTCAACCACTCCTGCACGGACTTCGACAGCTACCGCGCGGCAAGGGTGAAGTCGCTGTTCAACTGCGAAACCGGCGCCGAGTTCCGCCTGGCGGCCGAGCTGCCCATCGACGACGGCGACTGGCAGGTGGGCGTCGTCGTCGGTCCTTCCGGGTCGGGTAAGACCAGCATCGGCGCGCGGGTGTTCGGGCCGCGCGCGCTCTGGCAGCCGCGCTGGCCGAAGGACGCCCCGATCATTGACGCCATCGCCCCGGACGATGCGTTCGATACCGTGCCAGCGGCGCTGTCGGCGGTCGGCCTCGGCTCGGTGCCGGCTTGGCTGCGGCCGTACCGGGTGCTGTCCAATGGCGAGCAGTTCCGGGCCGACCTGGCGCGGCTGATCGCCGAGCGGCCGCGCCAGGCGGTGGTGGACGAGTTCAGCAGCGTGGTCGACCGGCAGATCGCCCAGGTCGGTGCGATGGCCTTCGCCAAGGCATGGCGCCGCGGTCCTGGTCAGGCAGTGCTGCTGTCGTGCCACTACGACGTCTTGGACTGGATCGAACCGGATTGGATCTTCGACACGGCCACGGGCGCTTTCGAGCGTGCCGAGGCCGGGAGGCGTCTTCGGCGCCGGCCGGCCATCGAGTTCGATCTGTGGGAAACCGACCGCCGGCATTGGCCGGCATTTGAGCCGCACCACTATCTGAAGCTGCCGGCGATGATCGCCGCGACCTACTACGTCGCTACCGTCGGCGGCCAGCTGGTAGCGCACGTGGCGGTCGGCACGCGGCCCGGCATGGTCGAGGCACGGGCCTGCCGGCTGGTGGTCATGCCGGAGTGGCAGGGCGCGGGGATCGGCCTGCGGTTCCTGCAGGCCGTGTGCGAGCGCTGGCGGCGGGGAGAGAATCGGCATGGCATCAGGGTGCCGACGCTGTTCCACACCAGCCATCCCGGCCTGTGTGCGGCCCTGCGCCGAGCGCCGCAATGGACGCAGGTCAGTGGTTCCTTGGTGGGCGGCAACCGGGAGGCCAGCAAGGCAACGCTGGCCGCCTCGGCAGCCAAGGGGCGCATGGCCGCAGTGGGCAGCGGCTACGGTGGTCACTTCCGGGCCGTGCAGGGCTTCCGCTACCTCGGGGAGGAAGCCGCATGCGCCTGATGCTCGTGGGGCAGTCCTGGCTGGGCAGCGAGGTGCTGGCGCTGCTGCTGGCCCAAGGGCATGACGTGGCGTCCGTAGCGACGCCCGGCGGTGGACGGCTCCACCAGGCGGCCGTCGATGCCGGCGTCCCGGTGGGCGATCCTGGGAGCATTCTGGCGCCCTCGTGGGTGCCACCGGGCGTGGATTTGATTGTGGCGGCCCATGCCCACTGCTTCATCCGGAAGGATGCCCGGGAGCGGGCGCGGCTAGGGGCCATCGGATACCACCCCAGCCTGCTGCCGCGACATCGAGGCCGGGACGCGGTGCGCTGGACGATCCACATGCGCGACCAGGTAGCGGGCGGGACGGTCTACTGGATGACGGATCGGGCAGACGGCGGCCCCATCGCGGCGCAGGACTGGTGCCACGTCCGGGCCGTGGACACGGCGGAAAGCCTATGGCGGCGGGAGCTGGGGCCGATGGGTGTCCGGTTGCTGGGGGGCGTGCTGCAGGACGTGGCAGCCGGGCGGCTGGTACGGGTGCCTCAGGACGAGGAGCTGGCGACCTGGGAGCCAGCGTTCGACCGGCCGGCGCTGTCCAAGGGTTGA